ACTGATCGTAGACCTTGCTAAGGGAACACAGACTTATGTGGACCTAACACCAGAAGAGATTGAACAGCGTGCAGTAGATGCACAGGCTGCAGAGATTGAGCGAGCAGAGCGTGAAGCAGCGCAGGCTGCTAAGGCTGATGCAAAGTTATCAGCACAGGCAAAGCTCGCAGCCCTCGGTCTTACCGGTGAAGAAGTAGCAGCTCTTACAGAGTAATGCTTGAAGAGTTAGTCCCTATCCGTAGGGATATAGATGATGCAGTAGACGAAGTATTGATTCAACCATTTTAAGGAGAAGTAATGGCCTACGGAAGTGACATCAGTGAACGCATACCAACGGTCCTGTCAAACCCTGCTGGTAGTACAACCTATACACCTACAGGGTACTCCTACGATGTTGCCATCGCTGGTCTACCATTCTTCATCTCACCTTTAGATGACTCACCTTATCGTCGTGTAACAGCCCAGTATCGTAAGAATCAGTTTGATACTAGCCGTGAGCCAGGTGAGCAGACGCTCACCGGTTGGTGGCTACGTTCACAGTCATCATTCCACTTTGGTCAAGGCATTAAGTTCTTTGAGCCAGCACAGGATGAGTCACTTCGTTTCCAGTACACAGAGTCTAAAGGCTTAGATGTATGGACTAAGGGACAGGCAACACTTCTTCCAGCCTGCGATAACCAGCACATTACAACCGGTGGCATTAGAACAGATGGTCGCCCTTGGCAGATTATGCGATCTATCCAATGGACTAAGAACAGCAATACTTACGACGGCGTACTGCTATCTGATGAGTACGACGTAGATAAGGTATTTCCTGCCATCACCGTCTCTATTAACAACAAGGCTTTGACTAGCAACGTAGCTACACTGACTACAACTGCAGCACACGGCCTATCTACTGGTATGGAAATTACTATCAGTGGGGTAGATGCTACTTTCAATGGTGAGTACCGCATTACAGGCGTACCAACTACAACTACCTTTACCTATGCTAAGACTGCAGCTAACGTAACATCAACTGCAGTATCTCCAGTAGGTACTGGAGTAGCAGAGATTATCCACTTCATTGACTACAACACAGGAACTGACTATCCAGTACACGCTCTCTGTGATGATGGCGTCTATGCCTACTGGGTTACTAACGTACTCAACGCTGGAACTCCAAGACTAAGAGTCTATAAGAAGTTGCTATCTGATGATGCTTCTGTATCACCTACCCTGATGATTACCGATAACGGTATTACTGTAGCTAATGCGGTAATGGAGTACACCAAAGAACGTATCGTTATGTGCGTCAATGACAAGGTGTACGAGTTTGCTACAACTGCAACAACACTACCTACTGCGGTCTATTCACACAACGATCCAGACCACATCTTTACTAGCATCACCTCAAGCGGTGCTGCAATCTATATTGCTGGCTACTCAGGTATCCAATCTAATATCTACAAGTTCACCCTTGAGACAACAGGTGCTATGCCTACCCTGTCATCTGCTATTACTGCAGCTGAACTACCGGTAGGAGAGCGCTGCTTTAAGATTAGTTACTATCTTGGCTATATGGCTATCGGTACATCTAAGGGTATGCGAGTAGCACAGACATCAGACCAAGATGGCTCTATTGCCTATGGCCCACTACTCTTTGAGTCAACACAACCAGTCTATGACTTTGCCTTCCGTGATAAGTACATCTGGGCTACTACTGGCGTAGATGGACAGGTAGGACTTACTCGCGTCAACCTTGGCACAGAGATTAGCCAGTTGGTATTTGCCTATGCGTGGGACTTGTACGATCCAGATGACACACTAGGACACTACACAACTACCTGTTCCTTTATGGGAGACACAGACCGCCTTGCATTCTGCAACGCTGGTAACGGCTCAGATGGAACTATCTATATCCAGTCAGCAGATGAACTACTACCTGATGGATATATCCGTACAGGCTTTATCCGCTATAACACTCTTGAGAATAAAATCTTTAAGTTGGTACAACCTCGCATTGATACCTTGCAGGGTGCTTTCAATATGTACTCTATTAGCGCTGAGAATATCGAAGCTAACATCGGTACATTTGCTCAGGGTGATGCTGTCCCAGAGGTAAACGTCAACTACCCAATCGGTGCTAACCAGTATGTAGCCTTTAAGTTTGAGATGTTCCGTGATGCCGATGACTCATCACTTGGGCCACTGTTTACTGGCTACCAGGTTAAGGCACTGCCTGCTATTCCACGTCAGCGCTTAATCCAATACCCACTGATGTGCTACGACCACGAGATGGATAAGTTCAACAACGAAGTTGGATACGAAGGATCTGCATACGCCCGTATGTCTCAGCTTGAAGCAGTTGAGAATATCGGAGATACCATCCGCGTACAAGACTTTAGAACTGGTGAGTCCTATATCGGACTTATCGAAGAGTTGGACTTTATTAACAAAACCCCATCAGATAAGCGATTCTCCGGATACGATTAAGAGCGAATGGTGATGTAAACGAAAGCAAGCCATTAGAACCAGCCTATAAACCTGTATCCGATAACAATGGTTATATGGTTTACAAGAAAAACAACAAAACAGTTAAGGTACATAGAGAAGTAATGGAACAACATTTAGGTAGACCGTTGTTATCACACGAATCTGTGCATCATAAAAATGGAGATCGGGCAGACAATCGAATTGAAAACCTTGAACTCTGGTCAACAAGTCAACCCTATGGGCAACGAGTAGAAGACAAAGTCAAGTGGGCTTTGGAAATACTTGAAACCTACCAAACGATTAGGTCGGTGTAATGCAAGCACAAGACTACGCAACAGTAGCCATAGCAGTAGTAACTATTGTTACAGCCTTTGCAGGCGCAGTACGTTGGTTGGTTAAGCATTACTTAAATGAACTCAAGCCAAACTCAGGCTCAAGCCTCAAGGACTCCGTCACTAGGCTAGAGGAGAAGGTTGAGATTCTTTACCAGATTATGATTCAACGAGGTGGTAAATGATTCCATTAGCAAAGCGTGCAACACCTGCTGCTATTGCTGTCCTTCGTCAAGCTACAGCACTTAAGCCAGGACGCAAGAAGGCAAGTGATGGGCTACTCCCATCTAAGGATCACGTCAAGCAGAATCCAAACTCTGACCACAACTCAGGCTTTGCAGTAGATATTACTCACGACCCAGTATTTGGTATTGACTGCGCCTTTGCTTTCATTAAGTTACAGCGCGACAAGAGAGTTAAGTACTTGATATTCAACGGTAAAATCTGGTCACCTGAGAAGGGCAACAGAGATTACACAGGTCCTAACAAGCACACCAAACATCTTCACATCTCCATCAAAGAGACGTGCGGTAATGACACCTCGCCTTGGTTTCCTTGGCTAGGTGAAATTAAAAAAATCAACAAAGTAAAGGCTAAGTTTTCTAAACCTTTACCTAAGAAGAAAGAAGTGAAATGAAAGACTATATGAAGAACCCAATCGTCCTAGCAACAGGTGCATTCCTTGCTGCTTGGGCATCTAGCAACTTTGATCTTGACTACCGCGCAGTTCTATGGGCAGTTCTATCTGGCATCTTTGGATACGCTACACCTAAGAAATAAAGTTTGACTGCGAGGCCAATGGCCCCTGCTCCTTCGGGAGTGGGGGCCTATTTTTTGTTGCCTAAAATATGCCAGACTTACTGTCACCGTTGAGGTGAGTCTTTAGTCGGTGGCAGTTAGCACAGAGCGTTTGTAAGTTAGACGGGTCGTTGTTGTTCCTGTTGCCGTCGATGTGGTCAACGTCAAGTTGACTGATATGTACCGGCTGGAAGTTACAGTGTTCACAGTAGCTCTTGCGGTGGACTGATAGTGGGTATCTAAAGCGCCGGTAGACTGCGTGACACTTGTACTTGTTGTGCGCTTTGTCCTGCCTAGAGTCTCTAAGGTTGACTTTGGTAGGACCACAGACTGAGCATACACCAGTCCGAGTCTCTTCGTTAATCTCCGAAAGTCTGTGCTTCATCACGATCTGGGGGACAAGGTACGACTACTAGATTACCGCAGGAGAAGCAGGTAGCATCAAGTGCGTACCAAACTAGCTCATAATCTTCAAAGGACGCTGCGACGTTAAAGACCATAGACCCACACGGACACACGTGGAGTGGTCCTAACTGTCTTAAATCGGTCCCAAAAGGCTCAGGAAGGCCATTGTAGGGGTCCTTATATGACCTGAACTTTCGCAGGGTTGGTAGACGGAGCCGCATACTGTCGGGCCTCCTACCTTCCTCGGCCCGTCAAGGGCCGCTTACTGTTATTCGCCTTACGGCTCATATTGTAGACACAGTATGCCTAGTATGTGTCTTGCGACACGCCGTGATAAGATGACCAGTATGACAACCCTTGTAGGAATCTCTAGTAACGACTTCGTCGTGATGGCAGCTGATAGTCAAATCACCGATGGTGACCAACGTATCATCTCAACCGATACGCCGAAGATAATTAACACTGGTAGATATTTACTGGGCTTAACTGGTGACTCACGTCCAGGAGATATCCTTGCCTATGCGTGGAAGCCACCGCTTTATCGCGGTGAAGATCCCGTTAGGTTTATGGGAGCCAAGGTATTACCTAGTATCTCAGCTGCGTTCAAGGAAGGTAACTACGAAGTAGATAACAAGGAGATGAACTTCTCGTTCCTACTATCCTTCGACGCCAACCTGTTCTCTATAGGTGGCGACCTATCGTTTAATACATCTGAGCGTGGGTTGTTCTCGGCAGGCTCCGGTGGAAATTATGCCCTTGGGTACTTGTATTCCTTGGAACCTAAGTCTTACAATAGGTTACTCACGGCAAGTGTAGTAGCTGAGAAGGCAGTCAAGATTGCATCTTTACTGGATATCAATACACACCCACCGATTCAAGTTGTCACACAGATAAGGAATGATAAATGAAAGAGATAATTGCACTTTGTTTAACTTGTTTTTTACTAGGGTTTGTTGGAGCATACGGCTTCGATACTTGGTTGCAATGGAGAGATGACCGTAAATGGCGATAGAAGATCCTAAAGAATTACTACTGCACGTACTGCATTCTAAAGATGCAAGTCGTGACCGTAGTTTACAGACAGAGGTAGGTCCATCAGAGATTGGTGGATGTAAGCGCAAGGTCTGGTACAGACTAAATGCACAGCCTCATACCAACGATAACCAATCTAAGTTGGCTGCAATTATGGGTACCGCTATCCACGCAGCTATCGAAGAGGCTATCGGCGCACTTGATCCTGAAGGCAAAGAATACTTGGTGGAAACTGAGGTTGCCTACGGTGATATGAAAGCACACGTAGACTTATTCGTACCTAGTACTGGTGCTGTCATTGACTGGAAGACTTCTAAGATTAAGAACCTTAGTTACTTTCCATCTAACCAACAGCGTTGGCAGGTACAGCTCTATGGTTATCTACTATCTAAGAATGGCTATGAGGTTAAGACAGTTAACCTAGTTGCTATTGCTAGAGATGGTGCCGAGAAAGACATCAAGGTACATACAGAACCTTACGATGAGACGATGGCACTTGCTGCTATGTCTTGGTTAGATAATGTTAAGAAGTCTGCGACGTTGCCTGAACCTGAGAAGGATGCTAGTTTCTGCAAGGACTACTGCCAGTACTACGATGCAACAGAAGAGATGGGTTGCGGTGGTTTAAAGAAAGAACGTATCGTCCTTAGTGAAGTCGTGATTGAGGACGAAGAAGTTGACAAGCACGCACTGCATTACTTACAGTTAGATAGCAAGATTAAAGAGCTGGAAAAGGAACGAGAGTCCTTGAAAGAATCTTTACAAGGCTCTACTGGCACTACTGCTAGTGGCGTTGAAATCAGTTGGACAACAGTCAAAGGTCGTGAGACAGTTGATGCAAAGGAAGTTGAGAAACTTCTGGGGTTTGTACCGAAGACAATCGGTAACGAATCTGTAAGACTCAATATCAAAACAAGTGGAGGAAAGTAAATGGCTGCAAACGAAAACACAAAGTTCCAGATTAACTACAAGTTAGCTGATGGAACTCTTATCAATCTTTATGCTGCAGATGTACGCGATCTTGAGACAGGTCTTACTGACCTATCAATGGTCGCAGCACTCATCAAGTCAACAGCAGGTGAACTATCAGGTGGTAGCGCACTAGCAACAGCTAACGCTGTTATCACACAGGCATTCAATGCAACACCAGTTGCTGCTCCAGCAGCAGCACCAGCAGAGCCAGGTGCGAAGGTATGTAAGCACGGACCGATGTCCTTTAAGACAGGCACATCAGCACGTGGACCTTGGCAGGGTTATATGTGTCCATCACCTAAGGGTGCGATAGATAAGTGCGAGACTATCTGGGTTCGTTAATGTATGCGCGAGCCAAGGTTCTATGAGAACCCAAGCTGCGCTGAGATAGGTGGTGACTTGTTCTTTCCTGAAAAGGAAGGGCAACCATTTGGCAATATAGAAATTGCTATGGCAAGAAACATTTGCCAATCTTGTCCTCATCAAACTGAATGTGCAGAGTGGGGAATTAAAAAAGAGATATACGGAATCTGGGGCGGTCTATTACCTAGGCAGCGTCAGATTGCTAGACGACAATTAAACATCATACTGAGGGAGGAAGACGTTGCTTGATCTACAACGTGCGTGGGGCACAGTCCTCACTAAAGCAACGCCTCTTCCTGATGTATGGAATGCACTAGCAGCACAACAGATTAAGTTCCGAAGAGGACAAGTCTGTATGGTTGCAGCTGCACCGAATGCTGGTAAGTCTATGTTTGCACTTATCTATGCAGTCAAGGCTAAGGTACCAACGCTGTTCTTCTCAGCAGATACTGATACCACTACTGTAATGATGAGAGCAGCAGCACATACATCTGGTCATAACCAGGTGAACGTGGAGCAGAACTTATCTTCTGACTCCCATTACTACGACGTACACTTTGAGAAGCTCAAGCACATCAAGTGGGTCTTTGACTCCAGTCCGTCACTCGATGATATCGAGTTGGAGATTAAGGCTTATGTCGAGTTGTACGGCCAAGCCCCTGAGTTGATCATCATAGATAACCTTATGAATGTAGCTGCAGAGACAGACAACGAATGGGCGGGGCTTCGTGCAATTATGATGGAGCTTCACGATATGGCACGTAAGACTGAAGCCTGTGTTCTAGTATTGCACCACGTCTCTGAGCAATCAGAGTACGGGTCTCCTACAGAACCACCAGCACGTCGTGCTATTCACGGTAAGGTCAGTCAGTTACCAGCACTGATACTTACACTGGGCTATAATCCTGAATACAACGAGCTTAAGATAGCTGCAGTAAAGAACCGCTTTGGTCCACACGCTGCAGATGGCAAGACCTACGCCACCTTGAACGTAAGTTACGGCGCTTGTCAGATATCAGATAAGAACGCATACGGAGCAATGCTGGCTAACGATGCAAGGCACGGATATACTGGTAACTATATACCTGAAGATGAATACGGAAATGAGATAGCGGTCTAATGGCTAACACAGAGATTCAGTATCTAAAGAATGAAATCAAACAGCTCAAGTCTGATATGGCTAACCTCATTATGGCCTTGATTGAACTGAAAGTATTTAAGATTACGACAGATGAGAACGGTAACCCTGTCTACGATACTGGTAAGAATGAGTAGTCCAAAGTACAACAAGGCTAAGGGTGCAGCCTTCGAGATCGATGTAATGAAATGGTTTCGAGGACTGGGTGTATTAGCTGAGCGCTTACGTCTAGCGGGTAAAGATGACGAAGGTGATTTAGTATGTGTTGTCGCGGGACAGACCTACATACTAGAACTCAAGAACACCGCAAGACTAGACTTGCCGGAGTTCTGGAGACAGGCAGAGGTTGAGGCGCTTAACTACGCTAAGGCTCGTGGTATTGGGGAAGTGCCACTGCATTATGTTGTAGTTAAGCGTCGCAACGCTGGCATAGAGAAGGCTTGGGTGGTCCAAGACTTAACACAATGGCTAAAGGAGAAACAATAATGCCAACACCACAAGGTGATATCACAAGTACAGAAACGTGGAGCGAAGCTCCAGCAGAAGAAGCAGTAGAAGTAGTAGAGGAAGAATTACCGGAAGAGGAATTGGACCAAGCGTGATTTGCCAGCCTTGTATAGATGCAGGTGAATACAACCGCTTGAATCAAATTAAACTTAGCGAAGCACATCACGAACAATGCGAGGGGTGCGTATGCCAGCACAAGACTGGTCCAGAGTACGTAAAGCGGGCAGGTACAAAGGTTCCGTTGATGCAAACTCAATCCCCATAGATGCAATCATTAGATTCTTTGGCGGTGAAGTAAGAGAAGGTAAGTCAGCTAGTGTGCGTTGCTGCTTACATAGCGACAGTAGACGATCTGCTGTAATGAATACGTACGATAACTTGTACTACTGCCATACCTGCGGTAAGGGTGGTAATGCAGCAAACATAGTTTGCATACTAGAGAACTTGGAGTTTAACGATGGCCTCAAACGCGCAGTCGAAATTGCAGCTGGAAGCGGCGCAGCGATACGCACAGCAGATAAGTCCAGAGGCAATCGTGGCGCTAGAAGAACGTGGGATATCTGAAGAGGTAGCTGCGCTCTATATGCTAGGCAGTGTGACTGATCCTATGAACGGTCACGAGATGCACGATGGGTGGATATCTATTCCATACATCACTGCCCTTAACCACTGCGTAGGCTTTAAGTTCCGTAGGTTAGATGATGGTAAGCCTAAGTACGGTAGCCCTACTGGGCAGAAGGCTCATCTCTATAACGTCGTTGACACAACCATACTGAGTAGACACATTGTGGTTTGTGAAGGCGAGTTAGATACAGTCATAGTCTCAGGAGTCCTTGGTATACCAGCAGTAGGTGTACCTGGAGTACAGGCTTGGAAGCCACACTTTGCCAAGCTGCTCAATGGTTATGACACCGTCTATGTTGTAGGTGATAACGACGTCAAGGAAGATGGCACTAATCCGGGTGCTGAATTTTCTAAGCGCGTTGCTTCCGAGGTATTGAACGGAACTATTGTTACACTTCCACCTAATATGGACATCAACGACTACTACTTGGCTCACGGTGCAGAAGCAACGACAGCCTTGCTGGTAGGTGAAGGAAATGGATAAGGGTGAATGGGCACAGATGGTACAGATTTTGCATACTATGGGCTTTCACATCTTGGAAATCAATTACGAAAAGGAGACTCTTCTAATATGTCCAACAGCAACCCGTTAGTAGATCATCTTGCAGTAGTTGGTTACCGTGCAGATGGAGTATCAACTGAAGACTTAACATCTTTCATTGAATCCTTTGCTTCCCTTCGTGCTAACAGAGTCAAGGGCGTGGGCCACGACCAGTATGCAATAGCACAAGGACAGAAGTTTGAATCCTTTACCACCGCAGATACCATCAGAGAGTTGATTGAAGAGTTAGCTGACGCTAGTAACTACATAGACTTCCTTGCTATCAAGTTGCTGAACATTCAGCACACAATAGATTTGGTGTTACCTGACTGTGACTGAACTCAACCCTTCCATCTATGACATCGTACCTAGCATCGCTCGTGTTGTACACAACCAGTACAACAAGTGGGTAGAACGTGATGACCTTCAACAAGAGTGTGTGCAGTGGGCGCTTATGCGTATTGAATATATCAATAGCCAGTTAGATGTAGAAAATACTACTGAGCGCAGACATAACGAGCAGAAGATTGCGTGGCAGATGAAGCGTGCAGCTGAACGCTTTGCACGCAAGGAGAAGGCAACCAAGTCCGGCTATCAGTTAGGTGATGAAGCCTACTATCAGACCGGAACATTAGGTCAGTTGCTACCCTTTGTTATTGCCTCAGTGATAGACGGTACTGTGCTAGAGCAGGCACAAGAGATGATTAGAGATGGCCAGCCGAAGGGTTCATCGTCTCCAGCAGAAGGTGGCAACCTTCTCAATATGCTCATTGATATTAAGAGCGCTTACCAGAAGCTAGATGAAGAAGACCAGAAGATACTTATGCTTCGCTATCACGAGAACCTTAAGTTAGAACAGATAGGTGAGATACTAGGCTGTCACTTAACTACCGCAGATCGTAGATGTGACCGTGCTTTGCGTGAACTAAACAATAAACTGGGTGGGCCTAGCCCTTATCAGTAATGAACGAGTTAATCCTTTTCGACTTTCTTAAACTTAATCTCTACCCAGATTTAGAGAGAGCACCTGGTATCTATGACGCCTTCGACTGCACCAGTGCTAAAGCCGGTCACTTCATTGAACTGAAGTGTCGCCAAACCCATTATTCTACGCTACTTATAGAGCAGATGAAGTATCGTAAGCTCATCACTCAGGCCTACCACCGTGACCTGTTGCCCTTCTATATCAACAGCACACCGCTTGGTATCTACTCCTTTGATCTCACAGAGTTAGATGAACCTGAGTGGTTCATTCACCAGATGCCAGCGACCACAGAGTTTGAGAACAACAACAAGGTAGAGAAGATAGTTGGATACCTAGACGTAGAGGAAGCGGTGAAGTTATGACCTATGATTACGAGTGTGCTAAGTGTAAGAACACATACACTATTGAACGCAGTATGTATGACACTGAGGTGCTACCAGTCTGCGTTACCTGTCACGAGTCTATGACTCGCGTCTGGGCAGTAGGCGGTATCACTTTCAATGGAGATGGCTTCTATGTCAATGGGGGATAGATGACACAAGGATTTACCAGCGGTATGCGCTCATCATTAGATGATACGTGGTCTACTCCTCGTGACTTCTTTGGGAAGTTGCATACAGAATTTAACTTTACTTTAGATGCAGCTGCGCTGCGTTCATCTGCTGTCGTGCCTAACTACCTTGGACCCGATCACGAATCCGATTGGCGTCGTGACGCACTTGCTGTTGAATGGGCTGAGGTTTCAGAGGGTGGCGCAGTGTGGTTAAACCCACCTTACGGCAGAGAAATAAAGAAGTTTATGAAGAAGGCTAATGAGGAATCCAAGAAAGGTATTACCGTAGTATGCCTAGTACCCTCACGCACTGACACCAACTGGTGGTGGGATAATGTTATTATGAATGAGGTTAGATTTGTTAAGGGTAGATTAAAGTTTGGTGGCCAAGGTCCTGCTCCATTTCCTAGTGCAGTGGTAGTAATGAAGTGACATACCCAAACTGGTTTGTTCAAGCTGCACAGTATAACTTTGAAGAGTACTTGAAAGAGTATGCTGGTAAAGAGAACCTGCGTTTCTTACAGCTAGGTGTATTCACTGGTGACGCCAGCCTATGGTTACTAGAGAACATACTTACCGGCGAAGGCTCACGCCTTACTGACGTTGATACCTGGGAAGGTAGTGATGAGGAAGCCCACGAGAGTATGGACTTTGCTGATGTGTTTAATACATACAAGGATAAGGTTAAGAACTTTCCTGTCACTTCAATAGAAAGTAGAACAGATAACTTCCTCATTAGGGCAAGAGCTGTTCACGTTACCAAGTATGACTTCATCTACATAGACGCAGACCATACAACTGTCGGTGTTCTACTAGACGCTGAACTATCGTGGCCACTTCTTATGTCCGGTGGCATTATGGCCTTTGATGATTACGAGTGGGGAAGTCATCTTCCCTTACACTTGCGGGCCAAGCCTGGCATTGACCTTTTCCTCTTGCACCATAAAGGTGAGTATGAAACCTTGGTAGTTAATAATCAATACTGGATTAAAAAGAACTAACCCCCACCGGAAAGAGGTTGAAACGGTGAGGGTTAGTCGGAGAGGCAAGCGTGCTTATTGTAGCAGCCTTTCCTGAATCATTGCACAATACTCACCGCTAATTTCGCTACCAATATACTTGCGCTTCAATCTCTTAGAGACCGCAGCTGTAGTGCCTGAGCCTGCAAAGGGATCGTAGACTATGTCTCCTTCTACTGACCAAGATAAGATGTGGTCCTGGGCCAGTGCTTCAGGGAAGGGAGCAGGGTGCTTCCACCCATTGAAGGAAGTGGTGTACTTCCAGATGTTATTGCGAGGGCTAAAGTCCGGTACTGGGTTCTTTAGTTTGCCGGAAAAATCTTTATGCCCTGCCCACTTGTTAGGCTTGTCGCATATCAGCTGCTTATGCACTGTGCCTTTGGCAAACACAAACATATACTCGAATATCTGGGTATACCTGTTGCTATTTTTACTAGCTGGATAAGCTGGACTATTTTTCTCATAAATCATAGTGTCGTGCAGCTTAAACCCAATCTCCTTAAAGTAAAGAGCTTGTCGGAAGCTAGTGCCTGTCTCCGATCCGTTAATAGTGGAGTCACCTACAACCCATACAACAATACCGTTGTCCTTGGTTACCCTAAATAGCTCTCTAGCTACCGCTTCAAAGTCAAAAGAGTATCCATTGTAGGCACGCAAGTTGTCATAAGGGGGCGAGGTAAGCACCATATCGACATACTTGTCAGGCATATCGGCCATAGTAGCTAGACAATCCTCGTTCCTAATGGAATCAATCATCAGTACCAACCTCTGGCGTGATGCCGCAGAGCGCGGCACGCACTCCCTCGATAGCGGTGTTCAATGTATCGTAGACCGTGAAGGATTTGAAGTTCAGGGTCTCCACTACGCTCTCTAAGGAGTTGAGCAATTCCATAAGCCGAGCTTCCTCGCTGGTTCTTTGCGAGGTGGTCAAACCTGCTCTCACGGGTCCATAAGGTGACAAGGCACGCTCTCTCTCTTGGCGAATATCCGAGAGCTTTACTAAATTTGATAGCGGTTTGTCGGTTCTCACGCTTCTCCCCCATCGTCGCTTTGGTTCTCTCCTTGATTACCGGCTTTACTTGTAGGTGCAGAGCTGGAATTGGATCGTGTATCCACGAGGCTAGCAGCAGTAGTGCCGTTAATATCAAGCCACTTCTTACCCATTTGTTCATCAAAGGCTTTCTCCTTCTCTAACAATTCTTTGTAGTGTTCAAAGTGGGCAGTAGCCAACTTGGTGAGAGCTCGATCTCTCGCTCTTCTGTAGTTCCTGTAACTGACAGCCTGACTTGCGGCAGACTTCATACGCTTTTCGTTCATCATCTTCCTCTCTTAATCATAAGGTAGCCTACCAGTAGGACAGCTCCCATTACCAGCCAGTAAGTAGGCGTCATCTGCATCTGTTGTCCAACCAGATACCAAGATCCGCACGGCTGTTGGTGAACTGGCGATCCACGCAAGAGCCTCTCTCTCGCTGTTGCCACCCCACTCAGCGTTACCATTCTCGTCCACCACCTCATAGAGCAGGATCAGTTCAGACTTAGGCGGGTGAAAACTAATCACTTCTCCCATTACTCCTCACCCTCTCTCTCTTTCTCGCACTCGCATAAATAATCGTCTGCCTGAATAGGCACACGGCAAAATGGGTGACTTTTACTCATCTTTCTCTCCCTCTTGTGTGCCGAATAGCCTGTCAAAGGCGCTATTCGCCTTGTTAAGGGTGGCGATAGCTTCTGCCAGTTCCCTCTCCATCATCTCCTGCATAGTCTCGCTCATTGGTTTCCCTCTCTATAGTTGTGCCACTCATTGGATAGGTTTAATCCGGATAGATCAGTTTCATACGCATATTGATTATGCAGATACATAGAAAATTTAACCTTCTCTGTTTCGTCTAGTTTAGGCGCGTGAGCATTAACCGCTAACGCTATCTCCTTCATATTCATATCTTGCACCCACATTCTGAAATCTTTACTAGGTGATCCCCACAGGTCACGCCATAGTGGTAATCGCACATATAAAAATCCTCTTGCTGTTCACTCTTGCACCCGTAGGCGTGGCACTTACTCATTCTTTCCCTCTTTCTCTTTACAGGCGGGGCAGATATTGCCCTCTCCCTCTTGCTCGTCATATTCTCTCTCACACTCGCCGCATTTAATCTCGTTGAGCTGGTGATTAGCCCAGGGATCCGCG